AATATAGAGGCCACAGTTGTAGCCGCATCTATACTAGAAGGGTCAGATTTGACTAATCAACAAATGGCAAGAAGTATAGAGCGTGAATTTAACAATAGAGCCGAAGGTCGTATTGACACCATTGCCATGACGGAAACTCAAACGCCTGCCGAAGAAATATCTTATATAGAAGCGTTGGGTGTTGCGGCTATTGCTCAATCTCAAGGGCAATCAATAGAGAAGACTTGGAATACAGTATTAGATGAAAAGACAAGGCCAGCGCATGTAGCCGCTGATAGGCAAGAAAAAAAGGTTAATGACCCGTATATAGTTATGGGTGAAAGGCTTCCCGTTCCAGGTAGTACGGCGCTAGGAGCGAGTCTAAGAAATATTATTAATTGCCGATGCAGTAGCATTAATAGCATAACTGGTGAAGTATCTCCAATATTTAATAGTGTTACAGAAACGTTTGAATAATTAAATAATTTTACAACTACATGACACTATAGTATAATGTTATTGTATCTTTAGTTTTACAATTTACATTTTATAAGCGCGAGAAAAGGTTATATGTCAAAAGATAATAAAGAACAGAAGTTTCTAACAGTTAAATTTGAACAAAAATCTGTTGACTATGACGAAGAAAGAAATATAGGAATTGTAAAAGGTTACGCTTCCACATTTGATAATATGGATAGAGCGGAAGACATAATCAGTCGAGGCGCTTTTGATAAAACAATATTAGATTTTAAAAACAGTGGTAGGCCAGTTCGTATGTTATGGCAACATAACTCATCTGAACTTATTGGTGGGTATCCAGCTGATAAAATGTATATAGATGAGAAGGGTTTATTCGTTTGTGGTGAAATTAACCTTGAAACGCAAAGAGGTCGTGAGGCTTATGCGTTAGCTAAACAAGGTGTATTGTCGGATTTTTCAATTGGCTTTAGAATAAATGATTTTGAGATAGAAAAAGAAGACGATAAAATAATTAGAGTTATAAAAGAATTAGAGTTATTTGAGGTGTCACTTGTAGGTGAGCCTATGAATACAGAGGCAGTTTTTACAGAAGTTAAATCAGTTGTACCTTATCAAGACTTACCACTAGCAGATAGTAATGCGCCATGGGATAGTTCTACTGCTATGGATAGAGTTAAAAAATTCACAAAATCAGAATTAGAGCCGACAAGTGCTTTTAAAAAGGCGTTTCTATATTGCGATAAGGCGGAAAGCAATTCATTTGATTCTTATAAGTTTCTTATAGCTGACGTTATAGATGGTGAGTTAAAAGTTATTCCAAAAGCATTATTCGAGTCAACTGTGGCCTTACGTGGATTAAGTGATACTAATGACCAGTTTATCATGCGTGATGTTAAAGCTAATGTAAATAAATATTACGATAAAATGGATATGGAAAGTCCTTTGAAAACAAAAAAAGAGAGTGAAGAAGTGACTATAAAAGAAAAAGTTGAAATTGACGATAATATAATTGACGTTAGAAAAGCGGAGTCAATAACAACTAAAAGAGAATTTGAGCGTACATTGCGTGAAACTGGATGCTTTACTAGAAAAGCTTTAGAGGTTTTGGCAAGTAAGTTTAATGAAGACGAAAAGGAAGTTCAGAGTGATCCTGTTGCTTCTATTGAAAAACAGGGGGAGCCTGTTGATGCTACTGGAGATTTTAAAAAGTCTTTAGAAGAACTTTTTGAGCAATTCAAAAAGTAATTAACCCTTATTTTAATAGAAAAATGGAGATTATATCATGTCTGATGATGTAAAAAACTTGTTAGCCGAAGGCTTAAAGCAAGTACATGAATCTTTGGATTCAAAAAGTGCTAATACTCAAGAAGAAATTAATAAGCAAAATGCTATTATTGAAAGTCTTCAAGGTAAAGTAGAAGAGGCTCAAAAGTCTTTTGAAGCTAAAGAAATTCAAGCAAAAGAGTTTGAAGAAAAAGCTGCTAAAATGCAAGGTGAAATTGAAGCTTTGTATAAAACTGGCAACCGCGCTTCTTATTCTGCTGAAAACGATGAGCTTAAAGGTCATTTTGAGAAGTACGAAAAAGAAATGGATTTATACTTGAGAAAAGGTACTGAGCCTTCTGCTGATGTATTATCTGATATTGCTAAACATGCCGCTCATACTGTTGTAAAAAACGGTACTGACTACGATATGGAAATGGCATCACGTTCTATGTTATCTGACCAAGGCGCTGGTTCTGGTTACTATGCACCAGGCTTTTTAAAAGCACATGTCGTTGGTAATAACCCTGATGGTGGTTACTTAGTAACTCCTGACGTTAGAACTGACTTTACAGTTGGAAGAGAGTTCGAAACTTCACCAATGAGAGCTATTTCTCGTGTTATTACTACTAATAACGCATCTGTAGAAATCCTTATTGACGATAACGAATCTACTTCTGGCGGTTGGGTTGGAGAAATAACTTCAAGAACTGACACTGGTACTGCTCAAGTTGGTAAACTAACTATCGTTGCGCACGAGCAATATGCACAGCCTAAAGTTTCTCAAGCTATGCTAGATGACGCTTCAATTAATGTTGAGCAATTCATTGCTAATAAAACTAATGGTATCTTTACAAGAACTGAAAATACTGCATTTGTTACAGGTGATGGCTCTCAAAAGCCTAAAGGTTTCTTGGATTATGCGGCTTCTGCATCCGCTGCTTATCAGCGCAATGCTTTACAACGTGTAAACTCTGAAGCTGATGGCGCGATAACTGCTGATGGCCTTATTGACTTAAAAAACGCTTTAAAAGAAGCTTATCAAGTTGGTGCTGTTTTCTTAGCAAAACGCGCTTCTTTTGGTGATATTCTTAAGCTTAAAGATGGTGAAGGTGCTTATCTATTGAACTTGCAAATGATGGAAAATGGCGCTCCTATGCAAATTCTTGGACGCCCTGTATTGTTTGCTGATGATATGCCTGATGTCGCTTCTGCTTCTGAACCAGTTGCTTATGGTGACTTTAGCGTTGGTTATACTATCGTGGATCGCTTTGGTATTCGTACACTACGCGACCCATTTACTGATAAGCCTAATGTTCGTTTCTACTCAACTAAACGTGTTGGTGGTGACGTAACAAACTTTGAGGCTATCAAAATCCTTAAACTTTCAGTTTAATTTATTAACTAGGGGAGGTTCGCTTCCCCTAGTATCTACTTACAATGCTATAACTAACGAGGTTACTTAAATGGCTAAATTTGATATTCGTAGCGGTTTGCTACCAAAACTTGCATTTAATGCAATAATCAATTCTGATACTACTACCAATGGTGCTATCATTGACACTAAAGATTTTGATAAAGGTGTTAAATTTGACATCTTGTCTACTATTTATGGTGCTGGTACTTACACACCAGTTTTAGAAGAGTCTGATGATTCTGGTATGTCAGGTGCTACTGACGTTCCTGATGCTAACTTAATTGGTACGGAAGCTGGTGCTGCTATTTCTGCTGTATCTGCATCTGGTGCTAACCTTGCATCAATTGGTGCATTTGGCACTAAGCGTTACTTAAGACTTAAGATTGCGTCTGTATCTTCATCTACCACTACTATTGTAGCTGTATGCAACGGTGCAACTGAGATTGAACCTGCAACTGGTTTATCTGCATAATTAATATTATAAGGGGGAGGTTTAAATCGCCTCCCTTTTATATCTTGAAGGAGAAAGAAATATGATAGTAAAAGCTATAGAAACATTTAAGTTTGCTAAAAATTGTCGTGAAACAGTTTTATTTCAAAAAGGTGTTGAAACATCTATTGACGAATTAGGATTAACTACTCAGCAAATAGAATATATATTAAAAAATTGCAAAGTTAAAAAAGTTTCTGGTTCTATCATTGAGCCGAAAAAAGAAATAAAATTTGAAAAGGCAGTTATTGAAACGGAAAAAGAAGAAACTAAGGAAGAAGAAGTTGAAGAAGAAGCTGACCTTCCAGAGTATTTACAAATTGAAAATAAAGATGATTTAATCAAATATGCAGCTGATAAATTTAGTTTAAAGATTGATAGACGTAGTAGTCTTGATACAGTAAAGCAATTTATTGAAGATCATATTGATGAAGAAACCAACTAATTATTAAACTTTTAAAAAGGTAAGCTACTATGACTAATAATGTCGATAACTATTTCAAGCAAGCTGGCAGTGGCACTAATAACGAACTTGTTATTAATGGAACTGTCACTTCTGAAAATAACGTTGGAACTGTTGCCACTGGTTCAACTGTAGTACATACAGGCGATGGCACTAACATGAGAGCTACTATCACTGTTGATACTACGCTGCCAGCTATTGCAGGTGGCGCGAACTTAGCAGTTGGTAAATTACTATATACACTACCAGCTGGTGCTAACCTTATTAAAAACGCTTACATGTCGCTTGCTATCACGCAAACTGACGGTAACATTGACGCCGATACTCCAGATGTTGGTATTGGAACTGTTATAGCGTCTGGTGTTGTTGCGACACTTGATGGCACTGCTACATTTGAAAATATTGTAACGGGTCAGACTGCCGCGGATTGTGACGGAACTGCTACGGTAAAAACAACCGCACCAACGGCAGGTACTGCACTTGCTATAGAAACTGGTGACGCACACACTATTCACGCTAACGTTGCCGATGGGTGGGCTGCGAGTGGTGATGCCGCTGCATTGCTAACTGGTACAGTTATCATTGATTATACTTTTGCAGCTTAATTATTTATTAAATAATTTTAGTGAGAGGGGCGCTTTCACGCCCCTCTCACTAGTGTAAAGGTTTCAACTTTATTAGATGATTTTAGTGTCATCAATGGAGCGAGCAAAAGTAAGGACTGATATTTATGCTTAGAAACGTAAAAAATTATTTTAAACTGCCAAATAGTGGCTCAAACAATAAGCTGATTATAGATGGTGACATTTACTTTGGTGAGGACTCTATACTAACATCGTTAGGAAAAGACTCCTTATCAGAAAGCGATTACACGGCGAGATTTAGAGAATTTGTGGCTAGTTCAAGCAATGGTGACTTGGTGGTATCTGAAAATACGATAACCAACACCAATGGTGTTAATATTAACAACGCTGGTACGGAAAGTGATGACATTGATATTAACGGTGTCAATCATATTCCTACCATGAAGATAAATGATATCAGTGACGATAGACAGTCTGATATCATAATTCATAAACACAGCACAACTAAGCCTTGTGGATTAATTGGCGCAAGAAGTAACTCAGGCGATGAAACTCATGGTAACGTTACTAACTCAATGTCTTTATTTCAAGTTCAAGCAGCTGGTTGGGGTGGGGCGCACTATGACGTTTTTAGTAAAATAGAGTTTTTAGTAGACGACAGTGGCACCATATCTAGCACTTCGTCACCAGGGCAAATTAAATTTAAAACAACGCCAAATGGCAGTAATACACCGATAGATGCTTTTACAGTTGATAGATCGCAAGTTGTAACCTTTGAAGACCCCATTGTTACTCCCGATGGGGCGGAGTCAAAT